TGAGCTTATGACCCCAAGGGAGAAGGCTTTGGAAATAGTGCGGAGTTGGACGGGGGCTGCAATCAGAGGTGATACAGACGATGTGAAAAATGCGGACGATAGGAGAACCTATCAGGAAGCCGTCCTTAAGGAGCTTAAAGATGTCCACAACATGCTTTCTGACAAAGCTAATTTTGATAGAGAGTTTTGATAGAAAGTTTTAACAAGGAGCAGGATATGGGAAAACCATTAGTCAGCGATGTTGTTCGCACCTACGTAGCACTTCGCGATAAGAAGAACGAAATCAAACGCCGTCACTCCGAGGAGCTTGCGCCCCTCAACGAGAAGATGGAAAAGATCGAAGGCTGGCTTCAGCGCAACCTGATGGAACAAGGGTTGCAGAGCCAGAGAACAGAGAACGGCACGGCATACCTCAGCACTGACACGAAGGCCACCGTCAAGGATCGCGATGCGTTCTTTGAATGGGTGATCAAGAATGAGCGTTGGGATTTTCTGGAAAGCCGTGTATCCAAGAGCGTTGTCAGGGACTATCTTGAGGAGACAGGAGAGATAGTTCCGGGCATCAACTACGAAGCAACTCAAGTCGTCCGCATAAGGAGATAATCATGGGTGAAGTAACCCCGTTCAAAGGAGGCAAGGTGCCTCAGAAACTTGCCAATGCACTTGCTGGCAACAACGATGACCTATCAGCAGGAGTGCGAGGCGGCTACAGTGTGCTGTCTATCCGTGGCTCCCGTTGGCACATCAAGACAGGTGACGAGCAGGTCACTGTCACTGACCAGACCACAGGCGATCCTGTAGGCTCCCTGCGGCTGGTACTGGTCAAGGCTAGCCCTAACGTCAGTAAGAACTACTACGAGGGTGGGTACGTAGAGGGCAGCAACGACTCCCCTACCTGCTTCTCGGTAGACGGTGTGCATCCTGACCCCGGTGCGGAGAAGAAACAGGCTGCTTCCTGTGCGGTTTGCCCGAAGAATGTCTTTGGCTCCCGCATCACTGACGAGGGTAAGAAGGCAAAAGCGTGTAGCGATGCTAGACGTATTGCAGTCATACCTGAAGGCGACTTCAAGAACACTGAGTACGGCGGCCCCATGTTGTTAAGGGTTCCGGCCAGTAGCCTCAGCAACTTGGCACAGTACGGTAAGAAGATGACCGGGCGTGGGTTCCCCTATAACACTGTCATCACGCGTGTCAGCTTTGACCATAACGTGTCGTACCCCAAGCTGGAGTTCAACGCGGTGCGGCCACTGACTGACGAAGAGGGCGACGAGATTCTTGAGCTACTGTCTGACCCTGAGTTTTCCAGCAAGGTCGAGTCTGTCCTTGCCAAAGACCTTGAGGTAGTTCCTGTTGAAGATGCTATCCCGGCAGATGACAGCGATATCTTTGAAGAACCTGCACCGGCTAAGCCAAAGGCTAAGTCGAAAGCAAAGGCTAAAACGGCTGAGGCGGGAGTTCCTGCTAAAGACGACAAAGCTGACGCGGGAGCAGCTAAAGAAGATATTTCTGACGAGTCCGACGACGCCCTCGACGACGAACTCCAAGACATCCTCGGATCGCTCGAAAATCTAGACTGATTTGGTACACTGAAAGGCCGGGAGTGATGGGCCTCCCGGCCTTTCCTACGGAGTGTAGAGGCACATGGATGCAAAAGAATTCCTGCAAAAAATCCTTCCAGCAAACGGCAACTACTACGCCGCCGTCGTTGCACATAACAGATTCTCTCAACACAAACTTAAAGACATTGAGTCACTCTTACAGTTTACAGATAGATGTAAACGGAAAAGATGCGACCTCTATTTTGCGACTGGTAGCTTTGGTGAGCAACGTACCCAAGACCAATGTGCAAACAAGAAAGCACTGTATCTCGATATCGACTGCGGAGAAGGAAAGCTATATGCAACTAAGGCGGACGCTGTCCGCGAACTATATGGTTTTTGTAGATCACAGTTCGTCGTACCAACCATAGTCGTTGACTCCGGGGGAGGCATCCATGCCTATTGGACGTTCACCCACGAAGTATCACTCGACGGCTGGCTCCCGATGGCAACAGCACTTAAGGAGCTATGCGAACTCCACGGACTGGCAGCAGACCCTACAGTCACAGCAGATGCTGCTAGGATTCTCAGGATACCGGGAACCTACAACGTCAAGAACGGCACCGCCAGACCAGTCCGCATCCTCAAAGCCAGTACCGAAGACTACAAACCCTCCAAGCTACAAGAACTCCTCAAGACCAAGAAGTCCAAGTCGTTAGAAGCACTTGGCGCACTCGCAAATGACGATGACGTTGAGTGGACTACCCACAGTGACACGCCGTTCTTCGCCAACAAGATCATAGAGAAGTGCAATGTCCTCAAGCATACCTATGACACCGGGGGAGCAGATCAACTTGAACCTTTGTGGATGGCCCAGCTTTCATTGCTAGCGTACACCGTTGACGGCTCCGAATATATCCACAGCATTTCAGACCAGCACCGAGGCTATGACTACCAAAGAACAGAGAAGAAATATGCTCAGCGCGTGGCGGTCAAAGATTCAGGTAAGTATGGCCCGCCTCTTTGTAAGACTCTTGGCATGTACTTACCGGAGAAGTGCTTATCATGTCGTTTTAAAGGACGGATCAAAAGTCCAATTGTCTTGGGCAGGGAGACAGATGGTTCAGAGTTACCGTTCCCGTACAAACAAGACGAGAAGGCAATCTATAAACTGGAACAGCAAGAAAACGAAAGCGGAGAGGTAGAGCAAAAGGCCAAGAAGATACTCTCGTTTGCTATTGATGACTTCCAGTTGTTCTCATCACCCGACCCTTCTCAGGGTATGGTATTCAGGTTTACGGTAGACAAGTACGGCAGCAAGCTGGTGACATTCACCACCAAAAACCTTGCCGACAAACGCCAGCTACTTGTCGAGATGTCTAACGCAGACGTTCCCCTCCACGCACACGAATACAACGAGTTTGTGAAGCTGATGGTTACTTGGGCAGACAAGATGGTTCAGGCCAAGCAAGTAGGTAAGCCAACCTCGCAGCTTGGGTGGACTGAGATAGATGGTAAGCCAGCCTTCACTGTTATCGACCGCACCATTACAGCGGACGGTGAGAACAGAGAGGCATCGTTTCTTGACAGGGAGTTTGTCAAGGACTTCACACCGAAAGGAGACATACAGCCGTGGATTGATGTGGCTAAGTATCTAACAGCAGAGTCACGACACGCTGTTACAGCAGGGATACTGTCAGCGTTCGCCGCCCCGCTCATTACCTACACAGGAGTGAATGGTTGTGTTCTTGCGTTGGTTTCTGACAAGTCTGGTACGGGAAAGTCTACAGCGTTACGTGTTTCTCAGGCGGTATGGGGCGACCCCCGCCGAGGCGTTAATGCCCTTGATGACACTCCTTTGTCTGTGGCTAACCGTATGGGTAAACTTAATAATCTACCTGCTTTTTGGGACGAACTAAGAATGAAAGAGCAAGTCGAGAAGTTCGTCTTGCTCATGTTTCAGGTAAGTCAGGGCAAGGAGCGATCAAGGCTCCGCTCTAACATCACCACGCAGCATGTTGGTACTTGGAACACACTGATTACCGTGGCTTCAAATGAGTCCATCACCGATCACGTACGTCATCTGGTACACGGAACAGATGCAGGACTGTTGCGTGTGTTTGAAGTCACGGTTCCTTATTTGCAGAGAAAGAAAGACATTGACCACATGGTCTCCAGTCTTGACAACAACTTCGGACATGTCGGCAGTGAGTATGCTGAGTGGTTGGTTACTCATCACGAAGCGGCAAAGACTCTGTTAGGAGAAGTGAAAGCAAAGTTCTCGGAAAAGGTACACGCTGAAAGCTCCGAGCGCTTTTGGGTTGCCACCTGTTCTACGCTACTCACTGCCGCCATCCTCTGCAATCGCTTGGGTTTCACATCCATAGATGTAAAAGCATTTTCAGATTGGATGGCGACTGAGTTCCTGCGCAGCCGTGCCGAGCAGACAATGGACTTCGACCCCGTAGAAATCAGGGCTAAGAAGTATCTCTTCCAATTCTTGGACATTCACAAAGACCAGTTAGTTGTCTTCGATAGGCTATCAGGTAAGGGTGTAGCGTCAGTGGGCAGCCTCCACTCGCCAGTACCGAAGGGTGAAATTTATGGTGTATTCGCCAAAGAGGACAAGAAGGTGCGGATAAAGAGGGCACCTTTTGTCGATTGGGTTTACGAGCACCATAAGGAACCTCACACCCGTATGATTGAGGCTTTGAAGATGCAGGGCTGTGTCGAGAGGAAGGCATCAGTGACCGTTGGCATTGCTAACGCAGTTCAGAGCAGGACTTCCTGCATTGATGTGCCACTTGATGACGCTGCATTTCTCGACCTTCTTGAGTCACAGATAGAAGATTAGTTGTACACAAACTTCTTGTTGTATTCCCTTTGAGCGCGGTTACGCCTAGCGCGTAACCGCATGATGTCTCCCTGACTAACACGATCCTTCATAGTCGGTACAGACATGTTAAAGCTCTGCATCTGCTCAATGATGCTTTCAAACTTATCGAAGTCTTTTTCTCTGATTGACTTATCAGCCCAGTTCAACAGATATGCTCGCCGCTTAAGACGCTCAGCCTCAAGGCGTTTGTCATCGTAGAACTCACTCTTCTTCATAGTCTTCTGTGTAGACTGGAAGCCAAACGCTGTCTGCAAGAAGCTGTTGAATTCATCAGGATCAAGAAGCTGGAGTTCCTGAGTCCCGGCGGTAATGCCTTCTCGACTATACTTAATAGCTTCCAAAGTGCCGCGTACTGCTTTTACCGGCACTGCTGCTCGTAAGAAATCATCCCACCCACTGCGCGGGTCATCGTTTAGGACTCGCATCCCCTCCATCAAAGCCCCCGCCCCGTACTGAGCGACCGGCCCAAACAAAGAGAAGGCCGCTTGCTGTATGTCTCCATACTCAGCAAGGTCAAGCCTGTCGTTGCTCATCCAAATCAGGTTGCCAAGATTGATTGACCGGCTCATATCCACCCCGAGAATAGCCGCTGGCAGCCCTCTCTCCGTTGCTACTGCCAACCAATCCCCGCCAAGCTCACGCGCTGCTTCAGCCGCTGCTTCTTCCAGTGTCCACTTGTCGTCAGGTTCAAGCGCTGCGTTAAGCGCCGCCACAATGACAGCGATAGGAGCAATCATTACCCCACCGGCAACGCCACCGAAAAGCGTGTGGGTAGCCATCAAATACCCTGCCAGTTTCAGCCCTTCCTTTCTCCCACCTTTTTCAACTGCCGCCTTGAACGCTGCACCGTAGAACAGTTTCGCCATCCCAACGCCGAAAGTTTTAAACATCATAATCGGTGTTACGTACTTCGTAACATCACCCGACTCGACTCCGGGCAGCGACTTCAGCAGCCTTGCCCGGTTGTTAGTGTCGTAGTTCATTTGCGTTTCGTTGACAGCATCTTTCATCGCAAGGCGGTTGCCATTCGACAAGTTGTAAGCAGCGATGCCTGTGCTTATACGGTTAAAGTGTTCGATTGCTTCAGGCACTCGTTCCATAACTGCCAGCGACAGCTCAGCACCTTTCGCTAACGGAAGCGTAGCCGTGTGGTTTCGCAGCCGCTTCCATCCCTGCGGGTCAAGCATGTCTCCAAACTCGTGAGCAATAGTTGACTGCACAAGGTTGTCTTCTTCCATCATGTTGACAATTTTACGAACTGCCGGGGGGAGTTGTTTCTTAAACCCTTCGTAAGACTTGTCCTTTGAAGCCATAGTTTTTGCGGCGGCAGCGAGCACCATGCGCTGAGCGCGAAGCAGTTGCCTCGTGCCTTTAACCTCACCGTACTTCGCTGCGAAATACGGCATGGACACAACAAACGTTTGTGTGGAGTTAAGTACCCAATAGCTAGGTGCCCCCAAGAAGTTTAGGAACCCAAGCATACCTATTGCTTTCTGAACTTTGCTGCGTTTACGGTCGCCGCTCTCCACCTTATGGCGCTTCTTGATCTCTGCCTGAACTTCACCTGCTCGTAACTGTTCTTCTGTGGTTAGCCCGTAGTCGAACTCACCGCGAGAGGCGATCTCATTGATCTTAGTTACAGCATTAGAAATGGTGTGGGCCATACGTAAGTCGCCAAGTGTGTACTTGGAAACGTGTACGTACTCCTCAAACCCTCTTGCCATGTCCTGAGCAGCTACACCGTCAACATTGTTGCGTTTGAGCTGGCTCTGGTACGAAGCATTAGCAGCAAGGACTTCAGAGATTGCACTTTCAAGGACAGCTTTCGTTTCAGGGTCTTTGATTCTCCGCTTGAGGTCAGACATAACTGCCCGTGCATCAGCTTGTGTAGATGCAGGGTCGAGTTTGACACTAACCGAAACCCGCTTACTTGAATCTTCAGCAGCATACTTGGCGTTGTATTTATCCTTGAACCTTAACGCCTCACCTTCTGACTCGAAGAAAGCAACAAAGCGATCAGTGCCTGTTTCGTCAGGGCCAGTTGATACAACGTACCGGCCATATCTTCTGAGCGGGAAGTACCAGCCATCAATCGTGGACTCACGAAGAATAGTCTTGGCACTCTTGGCAGCTTCGTGCCTCGCTTGTGCCTGATTCAGCTTCGGCCTTAACTCTTTTCTATCCGTACTGTTAGCGTTTTCGTACTGTTTCTCCAGCAGCTCAAGCTCATTGCTTGGGATCAAAGAGTCAATATCTTTTGCGTTCTTAGCGCTAGCAAGAGCCTTAGTATCTTTTGAGCTAAACTCAAAGGCTTCACCAAGAGCAGTCAGTGCGTACTCAACTTTCTTGTTGTGGATTTCCCTTGTCAGCTCAGCCATACGCTTTACAATCTTGGCGGCTTCAGGATTCTGCTTTTCAAAGTTCAGCCACCCATCCCGTGCTGCCTTAGCACGTTCAGCTACAGCTTTGCGTAGCTTGGGCTTACCTTTTTTCGGCTTTGTCCATAGATGTTTGTTGGCCTCAGAGTTAAGCGGTTGCGAAGGATCGACATTTGCCAGTGTTACATCACGCATAATCGCTTGCGCCCAGTTACGAGTCTGCACTGGTAACTTGATGTAATCTTGCAGCAGCTTGTACGCCTTTGCTTCGTACGCTCGTACCATAGTCTGTGCCAAGTTTTTAGCACGGTCGTATACGGTTAGCGGGTTAGCGATCTTGCCAGCTCGGGCCGCCTTATCGAAGAGCTTGCGGTTCTCTCGCTCAATTGCATCTCTGCCGCTGACTGCCAAGTTACCTTTTCTGCCTAAATTCTTAGCGGCTCTAAGCGTATCGGAAACGGCTTGAGCAATTGTTTTCTTCTGCGCTCTGGCAGCGTCAAGAGTTCTATTGCGAGAACCGACAGGTACTTCCGGTTTCTCTTCAACTTTTCGGGACTCAAGAATTGTTCCAATATCTGTAAACGATATTGTTTCGCCAAGTTCTTTTTCACGCTCAGCGATAAGCCGTTGCAACATTACATTGCGACCCGCTTCAGCGAGAGTGAACCTCGTATCAAAGTTTTCGTACGTCAGTACAAGTACGTCTTCAAGCAAAGTGTTTCTTACTGATAGGCCAAGTGTTTGCTTGACAGCAGTAAAGAATTCTTTAAGAAGGTTCGATACTTTCCACCCAGTTACAGCACCGCTGAATTCAATCTTTGCTAACTGTTCCATGAACACCGAGTTAGAAAACCCTTCTGCCATGAACTCAAAAGCATTTTTTAACCCGTAAAACCGAGGGGAGTACTTTTTATCTTCAGGCGAAAGGAACTCTTCAACCAAGATCATGGCTTTAGCGAAGTCACCATCCTTAACAGCCTCATCAAACTCAGCCGTGTTGAATTTTTTACCTGCAATGACTTCATTGCTGAGCATTTCTCTTACGGCTTTGGCCCAGACTTTGTGTATTTTTGCTCTGAACTTTGCGTCGTTGTAGTACTTGAACACCGAAACAGCATGGATCATTTCATGTACGGCAGCTTCAATAATAGTGCCGTCAGCTTCTCCATTGTTGTAAAGAACAATGTAACTATCATTTGGTTTACGATAATCACGAATATAAGAACCGCGATGGTTAGGCTCGTCAACGTTAAAAGCTATGTACACATCAGCGTTAACGCCGGTCAGTGCTAACTTCGTAAGCAAATGCTGGAAGCGGTGGTTAGGTGGCAACGCTTTTTTCAAACTCTCGATGAGTTCCAACATTGAAGTCGGCGGATATTCCTGCCCCTGCCCAACAACATTAGTGATGCCGTCGAACATTGGCAACAGCTTGGCATGTGCTGCGGCGAGGACTTTTTGGTCACGCTCCTGCAACAACCTTGACTTTGTCTTGATGCCTAGAGCTTTTTTGATCCGGTCGATAAGACGAGATTCATCAAAGCCAAACTCACTGGGTACGTAAGAGTCTCCCCATCCTGTCGCCTCATCTACTTCTTCCATCTCTTCGACAGAAGTAAACCCTCTAGCTAACGCCTCGGCTAAGCGGTCATCTTCATACTGCTGTTCTGCACTTATGGCGTCGGCTGCTTTTTCAGCCATCGCTTCACCGAAGCGGTACAAAGCACCAACCATTTGCTCAGTAGGCTGCCCGCCCAAGGCTTCGCTCATTGCTGCCGTAAAATTGAGAATGTCACGGTCTTTTCTGTACCGCATGAGCGCGTCGTACAGCCCCGCGTAAGTGCCCTTTTCTTTGGCGGCAGCAAAGATGCCCTTGACCAATTTGGCATCTGACTTCTCAATATTGAATTCTTCCAGAAGCTGAGTGATAGGCACAGACGCACGCCCTCTGGCAAGGACTTGCGGTTCAACCTCAATGATTTCTTCTGCTTCTTCTGCTGCTTCCGTAGTCTGCTCAACAGATTCGGCGGCTGCTTTTCTTTCCGCACGGTCTGCTTTTACAACTTGAGCAGTAGCCTCCATTAAGTTGCCTCTAGTCTCTACGATATCTTTGCCTTTGCTAGCGCCAAAGATTTCGAGAAGGCTGTTTACAACATCGGGCTTGACTAGATCGGTGCGTGTTATCACATCACCAACGGTACGGAAGTGGTAAGCAAGTTTAATTTTGCTTTTAGCAGCCTTGTCTGCTGGCCATACCTGAACTTGTTGAATAAGACTCAACAATTTGTCTAAGTTATCTTGTACGGCAGGATCGACTTCAGTCGGAGTTTGCTCTACTTCAACAACACCGACGCCAGCTTCGTCCAGTTTCTCTGTTGTCGCTGCCAGTTCTTTTTCAACACGAGTAACTTCTGCATCGGCTGCTTTAAAGATGCGGTCGATAGTTGCGTCTTTGCTTCTGGTAGGAGCAGCGCCTACAGCTTTAGCAATGGAGCGTAGCTGCGCCATGCTAAGGCCCTTCATATCAGCTTTGGTGACGCCGCCAGAAGTGATCTTACCTGCTAAGTAGTAGCCAGCTTTGCCGCCTTCGTACGTTTCATTACCACCTAACTCTTCTACTTTGTTGGCATCGTTAACTAAAGAACTCAGGTCGCGAGCTATACCCTCTTCAGTTTTAATCTCTTCAGAGGTTTTGAATACATCAGACATTCCCCCTTTACTTTGTTTACCCATAGTTTTACGGGTAACAGGGGTTGGCTTAGTTACAGGTTCAGGCTCTGCTTCAACACTAGCAGCTTCTTCAGTAGCAGCTTTTAACTTTCGAAGCTCTCTTTGCCGGTCTTTCCATTCTTTATCGGTCAGCTTACCTGCCAGCTCTAATTCGGTTGTTTCTTTTTCAAGAGCTGTTAATTCTTCTTCAGGATTTAGTTTAGGTAGTTGGTCGTAAGCTATATCCGCTGCGCGAGTTTCATCAGACTCCCGCTGATTCTCAGCTTCTTGTGCTAGCTCACCTGCTTGTACTTCTCTTTCAGTTGGACGAGGCTTCGGCTCAGGCTTCGGTGCCGCTTCTGCTTCAGTCTGCTCAGAGGTATCTATACCTCTTGCATCAAAACCGGCAACAATGTCCGAAGCTGCTTGTCTTAGTTTTTTACCAACCGCAGTAAGCTGGTTTCTGGTTACTTTATAGCTTTTTGATACATCGCCAGCGCCGCCTTTCGTGATCCTAACGGAAGGCGTATCTACCCTATCGCGCATCTTACGTGCATCTTCTACTAAGCGTAAAACACCTTCAGGTACAGGTACGCCAGCTTCGACTGCTTCTTTAACCAGCGCTTCAACTGAAGTAGCTAGATTATCGACTGCATATGCACGGTTTTTAATCTGATTTTTTTCGCCAGAAATCCTTTCACGCTTTTCCGTCTTGCCAGTCTTCTTGTTTTTGTAATTGTATTTCTGTTTGGTCGATAGCCGTTCAGCTTCGTAAGCGTCGTAAGCGCTGATGCCCGCAGCGGCTTGCGCTAGTGCAGGCGTCGAGTCAGCGGGTACATCTACGTTGGCCCCGCTGTTACGTACGTAGTCGGTGAGGCGGTTTAAGTTCTGAACTGCTGAAGCTGCATCGGGTGATTGAACAACTTCTGCCAAAAACCCTTTAAGGTTAGGAAGTTTCTCATCAATAAGGATGGCTTCATCAAGTGCTTCAAAGTACTTACCAATACGGACAGGGCCGATTGTCCCTTTCAAAGATGGGAGTGTTCCTTTTGCGTCAGGGAACAGCGCTTCCACTGCGACCCCGAGATTCTGTACAGCTTTCCTAATGCCCGGAAAACCTTTCTGCTTAGAACGTTTTTTCAGGTCAGCGAAACCTTTTGTTACGTCCTTAGCGGAAATCATCGGAGACTCAATAGTCTCAGGTTCTTCTACAGGCTCTTCAGCCATAACAGGTTGCTCTACCAAATCATCGGCAGTTACAACTTCATCTTCTTTCTGCGCCAGCTCTTCAGCCTGTGCTGCTTCTTCTGCTTCAGCCGCCGCTCTAAGCTGCTGTTGTATGGCTTCTTCAGTAGTAGAGTCCTCCGCAGGAGCAACAGGCTCGGGAGCGGTAGCAGTAGGGAGCGTTTGTTCCTGTTGCGGAGCCTGCGGAGGAGGTTCTGTAGGTACAGCTTCTTTAGCAGGAGCGGTTACAACCTTACCTGCTTCGTTTACATCTGTTTCAGAAGTAGTCTCATCCCACCCTTCAAGTGCTTCTTTCTCTGCCTGAGACACACCGCCTGTAGCTGATACATCTTCAGCGCCAGACGGCTTAGTGACAGTAGGTTGACCAGTCCGGGTATCAATAACTTCTTCAGGTGCTGGGCTGCCTGTGGGCATAGCTGCGCCCATAATCCCACCGGATAGAGCACCTCCTACTGCTTCTTCAAGGACGCCTTCAAAAACTCGGGTGTTTTCAAAGCCGCCTGACTGCAACATAGCCAAGTTTTCAGACAGCCGCTCGCTTCCCGACTGAGCAAATTCTTGCAGCGCTTCAGTACCTGCTCCGCGAGCACGGTTAGCAACAAAACCGCCGCCGGTAGCCAGCTTGTTCTTCCCAAACACCTTGCTGAAATATGCACCGGCAGGAGCGGAAAGGAGAAAAGTTGTAAACGCCGTTTTAGCAGCGGCATCACCGGCAACAACTTCAGCAATAAATTCTTTTGCGTACTCGCGCTTTTGTTCCTCAGTCATGTTCGGATCAGCGAGGTCATAAAGCGCACGGTACTCGAACGACTGCTCCATCAACTGCTCGTGTGTCATGTCACGAACTTGAGCAGCGGTACTAGCTCCGGCTGAAGGAGCAGCAATAGATGCTTCACCTGCACCGTACCCTATGGCACCGGCTGTTTTTGATGGGACTTGTACAGTCTGCCCAGCGGCGGTAGTAGCGGCTTTGGTAAGCCCAACCGCGCCTAGCCCACGAGTTAAGAGTGAGCCTACGCCCAGACCTGCGGCGGTTCCAAAAATCGACTGGACTGTTTGGAGCTTGGCCCGGTTCCATTTGGCATCAGTCCACAACTTGCCCCGGTCTTCTGCCAAGAACTCTGTCTGTAACGCCTGCTTGGCCTGCGGCGACAAGCCTTCAAGCCAGTACTTAACAGCGTCGTTGCTGGTTTCTTGTAGTGCTTTGCCAGTGTCGTCCATGCCCAGCTTTTCCATCAGCCAGCCGACACCACCACCTATACTGGCACCGCCTGACATTAGCATCCGACCATAGTCACCCCATGTGGGGTCTACATCGCCAGACACTTGAGGTTCTTCAGGCACATCTTCTTCATAAGGAAGGATGTTCATAGAAGGAGGCGGTGCAGAAGATGCACCCCCTTCACCGCCAGAAGATACGCCGCCGTCGAACCTAACGTTTTCAAACCCCGGAGTTTGATTGATCCCTTGCTGAGCTAATGGGAACAAAGAGTCACGAACAGCGCCTAAGTCTTCCTGATTCGGAGACGGCAGCGCCCCCGGGTAATACTGTTCTTCTTCCTCTTCTACGTTAAAAGGAAGTATCTTAGGCTCTGCCACGATTATTTATCCTCGGGAATGACGGCAGTCTTGTCTTTCCTTCTTGCCATAGCACGCGCCCAGATGTCTCTGGTTGCGTATAAAGGCTTTCCGTTGTACACAATTATGTAGCGGCCTTGATCATCAGGGCCATCAGAAATACCAGTAGGCGCTCTATTGCTATACATACTTCGCTGCTCTGGGTCTTGAAGATCACCTGACGCCAGCCAAGCTGCGAAGTTAATTGCATCAGCTACGTTCCCACCTGTACTTAAGAAGTTGTCCGGTGTAATCATGTCCATTGCCGTACCGACAATGTCAGTTTGCATACCGGGATCGCCTACAAGGTCGCTCATCCACTGAAATGCAGGGCCAAGCTCTCCCTTAGTAAATGAGTCAAGCACGTCTTTCTGCAAATTACGTTTGAGCGTTGCCCACTGGTTAGTGGTCATACCACCTTCATCGCCGCTAACAAGAGAATCGGTTAGAAGTTTGTACATCTGCGCAGACTTAAGTCCAATGTCATACGGCAGCTCTTCTTCTTTCTGAGCCGCGTATTGTTCTTGTACACTAGCCAACCGAGCATTAATTGCATTGCGCTCATCAGTATCTTTTTCGTTTTCCCTATTGCTACGCTCAACTTCGTACTGTTGTTTCCAGTCGAGGTAGTTTTCAGGCGTCTTAAGGTGGTCTTCTGTAAACGCTCTGAGAGCATCTGCAGTTAGCGGCTGACCAACTGAGCCATCAGCACCCTGCATGTAAAGTTTGCCGTTCTGTGCCACAAACTTGAGGCCAGTATCGAACGGAGTCACTTCCAATGCTGTGTTACCAGCCCGAAGTGCTTCACTAATGTTGCCCTCGTCCATTGCCCGGACTGCCTGAAGCGCATAGCCCAGCGTCTCGCGCCGAGAGATTGCGTCTTCCATCTGCTGGAATTTCTGATAGCCCTCAAGGCCGCCGGTCAGCGTCGCCAAACGTACAGCTTCTGAGTACCACTGGTTGTAGCGGTCACGGCGGCTAGGCATGTTTTGTGCTGGCTGCTGAGGCTGCTGAGGCATCGGTGCTGGCATAGCACCTTGCTGCGCTGGTACTTCTATAGCTCCACCTTCAGCCGCAGCGGGGAGGATTTGAGGTCGCTGTTGAAATTTTTGTATGTCTTCCTGAGTAGGCGCTGGCATTGAGTTAACGCCGCCCAATCCGGGCATCGCCTGCGGAGTAGGAAGTGCGCCGCCACCGGGGGCAGCCATCGGTGCATTAGGCGCTTGGTAGCTGGGAGACAGTGCGCCGCCACCTTGATACAGCCCATCAGCAAACATGCTTGAGTAAGCCTTGATGTCATCAAGGGAGTTACGAGCAGCCATAATGCCTGACATCGCCTTGCCCCACTCAAACAGTTGAGACCGGCGACTTTCTTCAGCCCCGCGAATGTCGCGGTCTTGCTGCTCGTTTTTCATCTGACTGCGGTGCTGCTGCCCCGCCATGTAACCGGGGCCGACACCTGACAGTGCGCCTAAGATTGCTCCTGCACTCATTTGATCACTCCTGCCATCGGCCTAGCCATTTCCTGTGGCTGGTACTGCGCCGAGTTGGGGTCGAGAGGTATGGCCTGCTTCTGAGTGGGAGGCGGCCTACCTGTCTCCTTCTCAATCATCTTGTCGAAGTAGTTTGTGCCCATCTTCCTGACAACATCGGCAGGGATAACGTACTCGCCATCGCTGATGGCAATAGCCCCGGCGTCGCTGGTCGGGCCTCCCGGTGCAGCGACCGGGCCGCCATCTGCTGCGCCCATTACTTTTTTACCAATGCCGCCCCACGGTAGCGTGGCTACGCCAAATGCTGCTCCAGCCATGTTGTTAAAGTCTTGCTGCTCGGCTGCGTTGTAGGCTTGCGTATACCCAAGCTCGTTTTGATAGTCGGTGTTGACGATACCTGCGGCTTGGTTGTTAGCCATTTGGGCATTCTGCATGTACGGCAATGCGCCCTGAGCTATCTGCGACCCCATAGCAGAAGCCCCTGCGACTGAGTTCAAGGTGTTTCCGCCAATAGAAGTGCCAAGCTGAGCCGCCTGTAGCCCCTGCGCCCCCATGTTCTGACCGGCCTGAACTGCCTGCGCCCGAAGGTCACGGCCAATTTGCTTGGTTCGCTCACCGGCTTGGTTAGCAGCAAGCGCTTCGGCTGCGGCCGAGGCAACCCCCGCCTGCTTGTCCAGCGCTTGGTAGCGAGTCTCTGAGGGGTCTATGCCAAAGCCTTCCAGCTTGCGAAGCTGAGCTTCCCGCTGCGCTTCTGTGGCAGCTTTGACATCTTGGATCGCCTGCCCCCGCTGCCGCATCTCCTCTTCTTTTGAGGCGTATGTCTCAGCGTCGGAGAACATACTCTGGACTGCGGGTACTACGTACTTATCGTAGTTAGCTTTTTGCTCAGCCGCCCAGTTAAACATTTCCTCCATTGCAGGAAGCGAGAAGTTGGCAACATTCTGAGACCAGCTACGAATTTGATCCCATTCCTGCTGGCCGGTATCCCACATGGACTGCGCCCAGCTACGAGACAAGTCGGCATCCGCAGAAGCCTGACTGGAGTACCGAGTTGTATCAGGCGGCGGTGGCGGCTTCTTGGAGCTTCCCATCTTCGATTCCTCTTAACCAGCGACACTGCTCTCGTGTCATAGAAAGTATGTACATATTACCCACGTCGTATGCGTCTTCTATAACTGCCTCGACTTCAAAGCCAAGTCGCAGATCTAGTGTAAGCGCGGCGTAGTTTTCGCTGTTGACGGTGGCAAGTACCTTCTTCACACCCAGTTGATAAAAAGGATACTCGAAAACTGCAAAAATTGCTCGCCTTGACACATACTTAGGGTCAGCAATGGCGGTGTGCATCTTGATGCTTCCGCCGGGTTCGTAGTCGTCATAAACGACAGCCCATTTGGGCAGCCCGTCATGGGGATCGACATACCCCACGGCGGATTTTCCTTGAGGAAACCAGTAGTGGTTGTCCTGCTTTCTCCAGACCCATTGGCCCAGATAATCTATGTCTGTGCTATTCGGCTCCATTTTAAAGCTCTACACTAGCTTCCAGTCGTACAGAGGAAGTTGCCACGATTTCTCTAGTCGAAGCATTACGCCACCTCACATCAAACTCGACTTCGTTAAATCCGGTACCCGTCTCTTGTAAGACAACGGCGCGAGTCGTTGCGCAGTTATACCAGTTTCCGACGACGACGCCGGACAGCGAATTGCTACCTCCGGCAAGGTCGTTGACATTAAACACGCCCCATTCATACGAGGACGCTGTGCCGGAGTTGAGCCAAGTACCAACAGTCGTGTTATAGCCAGACGTGTTTGTTGTGCTGACCCGACAAACTCCTGTGCTGCTAACTTGGAACCCTGCAAACGCATCTGCCGGGCTGAGTTCTACATCACTAACATTTGCGCCAACGCCCGACACGTCGGCAGAGCCTCCGTCCGCACCTGCGTTCGCGGGTGCAATACTGATCCGGATTTCGCGTGTCGTCTGCGTTCCGTCGAGTCGCTGAATATATGCGATCAGTCGAAAAACGCTGACCTGAGTAAGCGAAGTTCCGCTCCAATCCCCAAGCGTACAAGTAGATGTATTCGCGCCAGTAAGAGAAGGCCTGACGACGTTCGGGTCAACGTCAACGGACGTTATGCCGATGTTGTATTCGCCATTCAGAAGTCCGGCCCATCCTGCCGTGCGGGTATTGGTCGCCAAGTTCAGCGCCGTATCGCCGTCGAATACTCGACACACGCCGCCGCTTGCGGTCCAGTCCGGGGTGCCGCTCGCACTCACAGGAACGGTGAGCGCCGAGTTGTCATACGTCATGTACAGCGCGTTCTCGCCGTCGGTTCCGGGAGTGCCGGGGTCGCCGTCAGCTCCATCTTGCACAAGCAAATCAGGCGCAGTCCAGTTTGGCGTATTATCTATACCTGTTGTGCCTTGCACGCTCCACGTTGTTGTAGACACATACAGGGGGTTGCCATCACTGGCCGGAGGAGCAACAGACCAGCCGGTCGGAGGCGTTAACGTATTTGAGCCAAAATCATACTGACCGCCGGTCGGTGTAGCTGGCGTAGAAGCCGCTCGAATGTAAACGTTAGAAACGTGGATGCTAAGACCATCGTCACCTTGCCCGCCAGCTTCGCCATCTACAACTAAAATGTCTGGCGAAGACCAAGTTGTTGTAGTGTCTATTCCGGTGGGGCCTTCTACTTCAAACGACCCAGTCGATACATATAAAGGATTGCCGTCACTGGGCGGGGGAGCAATACTCCAGTTCGTAGGAGGAGTCAGCTCATTAGTGCCAAAGTCATATTGTCCGCCCGTTGGTGCAGATAACGCTGTAGCAGAACGACGATAAATATTAGCAACGTAAACTGATAGTCCGTTAGCACCGGGCGCACCGGCCGCGCCGTCTTCCACCAACAACTGCGGTGCTGACCATGTCGTGTTTGAATCAGTGCCAGTACCATCAGGAGTAAAGAACTGCGCAGTAGACACCCACACCGGGTTCCCATCAGATGTCGGCGGAGTTGCTGACCACCCAGAAGTAGGCGTAAACAACGGAGGCGTTGAGTCGAAATTGTAAGACGCACTTGTTGCCCCCGGAGTGCCGGGTGCGCTGGCAGCTCTTTGATACTGGTTTACAATTACAGCTACAGCGCCGGGTGTTCCGGGGTCGCCAGCAACACCGTCTTCAGCCAGCATTTGAGGAGTACTCCATGTTGTACTCGTATCTGTCCCTGTACCATCGGCAGAGAAAAATTGCGCTGTGCTTACCCATATTGGGTTGCCGTCATCAGCCGGAACACTTGCAGACCAGTTTGTAGTCGGCGTAAACAACGGAGGCGTTGCGTCAAAATTATAAGACGCACTCGTTTCACCGGGCGTTGCAGGTTGGGCTGCCGCACGAATGTACTGATTAACGAAAACAGCAGATGAGCCTGCTGCGCCATCAATTACAATTTGCGTTGGCGTAGACCAAGTAGGGTTTGTTGCCGTGCCAGACGTGCCGTTAATGCTAAACGTAGCTGTTGATGCCCATAAAGGGTCGCCATTAGCGGCGGGGGGAGAAGCATTCCAACCAACGGGGGGAGTCAGCGTGTCAGTATCAAAATTAAACTCGCCGCCAGTTGGGGTAGAAGGCTGAGAGGCAGCGCGTATATATGTCGTAGCATAGAAAATGCTATTGCCGTCCGTGCCTGTAATACCGTTCTGCCCCTCAACTTGCACTGGCGTTTGCCATGTGTAGTTACTGGTTGCATCAGGTCTGGTACCTATAGACGCCCAAAGTATGTCATCGCTTGGGGGGACACTATCAACGTCTGTATACCAACCAACCGGAGTCCCAAGGCTAGGAGAAGGCGTTGCTGGCTGGACAGCAGCACGAACAAAAATGATATCAACTGACTGTCCATCTAACCCGTTTTCAAAACCTATTACGGGAGTAGACCAAGTGATGTCAGTGTCAGTGCCTTCTGATCCAAAAATAGAAGCTACGCCAGCGGATACCCATACCGGATCAGTACCCGCAGGTATGCTATTAAACCAGTCGACAGGCTCAATAAATGATGGGGGGCTACCAAACGTAAATGATCCACCTGTCGGCGTTGCCGGTTGAGACGCTGCCCTTTGGTAGATTAGTAGTTCTGCGACTGCTTGTCCGTCTGCCCCAGCTTCAGCCGTAACTTGTACGTTGGCTAGTATAAAATTTAAATCTTCTAAAGTTAAAGCAGCCCGGTTACCACGGATGCCCTGCAGTACCTCAACAGCTTCCTTAAGTACTTGCGCAGTTCTCCAGAGCGAATCTACATCATTAGTCGGCTCTGGGATTGAGATTGGGCGGGTAACACGGGTCATTTACGCCTTCTTCAACTCTATGGCTGTACCAGCCATCTTGAACGAATAAATACTTTGTGCAGTCTCAAGTTCTATCTGCCACTTGTCGGCTTTGTAGCCGCTGGGCAAACGTTGCATGTCTTGACTGGTAATCTCTTTCTCGTACCGAAGCTCACCATCGCCCCAAATACGCACACGTACTTGGTCGCGTACCAGAGTCAGGTTTTCATCTATTAGCGGACTCCCACCAATAGGCATCCTGTTCTGCACCACAGGTGGAGAATCAGTTACTCCGGACTCAACCCTAACTCCGTTGACAGGTGCAAGGTTTAAGGTGTTAAGCGGGCTGGTCGTTATTGTCAGTTCAGAAAAGCTGTTGAATACTCGAATCTGGCTGGCACCAAAACGCGAAGTGTTGTACGCGGAGTAATCATACCCCGGCTCAAAATCAGCCTCGGCAATTACGTCTTCGTACTGGATTCTGTACGCTCCCATGTTTACAGGATACGGCGTCTCAAAGACTTTCGATCTCCATGTAAACGTAAGAGGGATGGTATTGGTTGGGTTCCACAGGTATACCGTGTCTTGAGATACAAAGTAAGCCTCGCCCGTAAACGGATCACTCTGTACAGACTCAACATCTACGAAACCGTTTAAGTCAACAAGGTGGCCAAGCGGTTCGCTGGGCGTAAAAATCCACCCCTGATTTACACTGTAAAACGCCAGCACTCGGGAGCCGTCAGTCGCACACTGACAACTGCCGGGGAAATATTCATCGCGCCACTCGTTACGAGTAACCAGCGGCTGGGTAATGTTGGTAGCGCCTGACTGGTTAACCAGCACCATGCCGTTCTGCGAGGCATACAGTACCCCGTCAAGGCCGCTGATGATGCTCCTGAAACTTTGGCATGGTTCAACGTCGTCGAGCTTAGCCAGAATGATTGACTCAGGAGACATGCCTGTAGCTACAAACGGGTTCGACGTGGTGCAGACAACAGCACCTGACTGGTAAACTCCCAGCCCTACAATCGGAGCATCTACGCTAAGGACATATTCAGCAGGCCAAGCGTGGGGGCGGTACGGCTCGCTGAAATAGATATCTCTGCCAACAAACCCCGCCATAATGCCGTTGGCCATATTGACAATGCCCTGCAACCCACTGGGAGGCAATCCCCAGCCTATGGAGGGTATGGACTCGTTAAGGGATACAACATCAACTGATTGATCGTCGCTATACGTGCTGGCTATAGGGTCTACTTCCGCTACAAATCTGTAGTCAACGCTATTAGTACCCGTGACCGTTCGATACACACGTATCTTATCAATAACCTGAAAGTTACCGGCAACAGGATAAGCAACCTGCATGTTCGATAGCTCCCACGTAGCACCAATGTCGCCAGTGGCAGGGGCAGATGCTGGAGATGGCGCAGATTCTTCACCCCAGATATTGACGAATGTATATACGTAGGCTCTTGTTTCATCAACAGTTCCCGAAGCAGGAGGTGTAACTGTCGGGGCAACCGTCGGTTCAGGTACGCCTAAATCCCAAGGAGTAGAGCCAGCAGCCCATTCGGTAGCAGTAGCTACAACAGGCTGTTGAGTTCCCCCCGCTGCGTAGTAGCGGTCAAAGGAATCATTCTTCAATGCTCCTCGTAGGAAGTTGACATTGTTGTCGTCAAAAGCAATCCAGTCGCCTGTTGCATCGGCAATAGATGTAGACCCGTCGTTAAGCCGGTAAGCCCTTTTAACGGTGAAGATTTCGGCTGAGAGGTTTGCTACAGCCAAAGGCTGCCTGAGACCCCGGACTTCTCCGGAGTACAACTGACAGTTATCCGCTATGGTCGCGTAGTTAGGCGGCAGTGAGCGGTCTGAAATCTTGGGCGCTAGCCCACCGAAATCTTTGAGCTGGATTAGCATTAAGAGATAACAGCACTCACAACTTCTACAGTACCCGCCGTTGTCTTCGTAATGCGGATTACGTTTGAAGCGGCCGAAGCGGTGTGGTCAGCCTGTGCGTTGATCACGGCAGCTAGCGCCGTAGCAGCAGCTTCTGCCGTCACATCTCCGGACGGACTGTATGTGCTGTTCACATTGCCTGCGCCGATGTCCGTTAGAACAGTGATAGAGTCCGTCGAACTCCACCGACCGCCAAGCTCAACAACGGCATCCACAGCGTTCGTGCCGAAATTGCTCGTTACTTTTACAAGTGCCTTCCTACCTCCAAGGGAGTTGTACCCCCGGATGTCCAGCTTATGCTGTTGGCTTGCAGTTCCCATAAATCACCTCAAGTTGGGTTTACAATCGTAGGCGCAGTATGTCGCGCATTATGTACACGATCCTCAAGAACAGCTAAACGTTTTTCTGTCTGGATAATGTACGAATTCATTTTGTCAGTTTGCTGATCAAGCTCCCTCGCGATGGTACGTAAATCACTCCGGATTCCATTCCCGAGCCATGCAACCACGCCTGCCCAAGCACCGAACGCCAGCGCCACGAGGGCCACAACAAGTTCTCCTGTTTCCATAGAAAATCGCCTCGGTCTTTTTTCTCATCAGTTTGCTCGTTCATTTTTTAGGCTCCTTAATAGCATCGCGAGCCACACCAAGGCGTTTTTCGTAAGTACGAAGGCCACCCAAACCTAACATTCCAAGCAGAATTGTAGTCAGCTCAGAGGTGTCCAGTTCTGGCGCACCTTGCAAATCAAAACCAAGCAAAAACGCTACCCACGTAATTATGGGTTTCGCTACAAAATTCCACGCAATACCTGCCCCACAAATCCACATGATTGCGGGACGCGCCCCAGCAACAAAAACGCTAGAGTGTTTAGCCTGCTCCTTATTGATTTCAAGCTGGCCCTGCACGAGCGAAGTCATCGCACCAAGCATCTGAGTTTCTAGCTGTTCCTTAGCTCTCTGCCGTTCTTTGGGGTTTGGGATAAAGTCCAGAACCCCATCAATGATCGGCCCGATAGTTGACTTGATAAGATCGCCCAGCATGATGACCTCCTAGTGCTGTTGCTTGCTTTCAGCGTCTTTTTTACCGCCTGCACTGCCTTTCGGTTTTTTGCTGTCAGACGAAAACCCTTTGTAAGCGCGATACAATATGTACATTGCCAAAATACCGGCTGCTGCCAAACCTAACGTTACTACATGGTCCATAAATATCTCCTACACTTCGACGCTTGCTTCAAAGGCCACAATGGCCGTGTCCAGTAAATTTCCACCAGAAGCAGCGTCATAAAAACTGATCGTAATGTTACGAGTATTAACCGAAAAGCCGTCAGCCGTTTCAAGCAGCTCCAAATCGCGGTTAACCCCGCAAGAAACTCGGTTGCCGGGGCCGCCGAAATCGTCAGTTGTAAATGCGTCTCCTGTTGAGCTGTTGACGGAGTACTCCGCCCAGACATCGCTAGACGAACCAGATATCAGCCAGTTTTCTTGGAAGCTGTATGTTGTATTGAAAAACGGGCGCGTATACACGGTACCGTCACTTCTAATACTGATCCCTCCCCCAGCATCGGCTGGCGAGATCGAGGTTTGTCCTACATTGTAATTGCCCATAGAAACTGTCAGAGACCGCAGTTTCGGAGCTAGCCCTGCGAGCAACCACATCATGGGAGACATTACGAAGCATCTCCATATAACGTCCAGCTATTTGCCGTATAGCAAACAAGGATGATGACGCTGTATTGCGCTCTTGTCGCTTGCGAAGAAGCAGCCGTATTTACCGTGGCCGTGCCGTTAACGGTAACAGTACCAGCGCCGCCTTGTTCAATAATCACAACATTGCCAACAGTGCCTACTCCGGTGTTCAGCGTGACTGTAGTAGCCCCGCCGTTGGTACACCGGATATACGTGTTCATGTCTGCAGCAGTCAGCACACGAGAAGTGCCTGATTCTACAGTGACCCGTATTCCGCCATCTTGATACGCCATGCGTTTATGTGCAGCAGCGTCTGCGTCGTAGACAAGGAAGTCATCGGCGGCAGCAAGAGCATTACCTTCAATCTGCGTAAGTTCAGAAACGGCTAAGTCAATAGTACGGTTAGTGGAGAGGTCGCCTATCGCAGCAATGCCTTGCCCGCCTGTAAGCGTCCGTGTCGTCGGAACATATGTCCCTAAATCTGCCGAAGTAACAATCGCATTGCCGCCAATAGTAGGTGCAGCTCCGCCTGACGGAACAAGCAGCTCATTAGCAGTACCGTTATCGGAACCACGAATAGGCAAACCTTGAATTACACCGGAGCCGCCACTCGTTAAAACAGCGTCCTGCACTTCTTGACCGTTCATGTCCAGCGGACCGGTCATCGCATCGCCTCTAGTCTGAACGAAAGAATTAAGCACTGCGTTAGTAACCCGCAGTTCTACTTTTGAACCTACAGGGAAGGCTTGTGCAATGGTGTTGTCTACACCGCGAAAAACAGTGAGAGTGTCATTAGACCTTGCGGTGCATTGACAAATTTCTACGTTACCAGCAGTGTCTTCAAGCGTGACGTAGAAAAAATCTGGGGATGAGGGGTTTGGAAATAATCCGCCCTCATTACTTTGTAGAACAATAGTCTGGTCAGCTATTGAAGAAGTCAGTTCTACACTTAGCGTGCCAGACGCATTGTTTGAAAATAAAACGGTCATGTGTCAGTCACCCTAAATTCAATTTCACTCTCTAGCTCTTGAGTATCACTCATGGTTGCCAGAAAAGTTACCTTGTAATTCTTCCCATCAGTCCCGCCGGCAGTAAAAAATGTAGCGAGGTTCCCGCCGACAACAACCGGAACTGAAGCAGTAAGCGTAGGCTCTCCTACATCAGATGCGCTTGAGTTGATCACAGAAACATCTGAAACGACGCAGGAAGCAACAGATACTCCAGTAGGCAACCAATCTCGGTAGTCTATGGTGTACTTTAAATTGTCGTTTGGCTGCTTCGTAAAGCGTTCCAAAATCGCCATTACATATTCCCTCTATTAAATTGCCAAGGATGAGGGCCGTTTTTGAAATTGTCGAACCCGATAATCCGCGCCCTTGCGATTTCAGAGCGATACTTTCTGCCCCAATACTCAGCAAGGTCGCGATTTGAATACATCTTGTCAGGCTCCTCGTATAGACGAACTAACGCGCCTGCTTTTATAGGCTCGTAGAACCGAGTCACTATCCAGTCAGCAATCTTGTTGTCGTCGCGGAAACGAGGAGTAAGTGCAACATCAGCGTAGACATCAGTAATGTCTACAGCCGGAGTCGGCTTTAGATGGAGTACGTGATATGGGTTAACAAAGTATCTAGATGGAACGCTTGATGTAGACGTTTCTTGAGAATCGTAAATCCCCGTTGCGGGAATAGGCATCAAGTCAGTGCCGTTGCGATAGACACGCAGCACCTGAATTACATCGGAAAAAGCATCTACCGGATTGAAGTCATACCTGCCATCGTTTGCAGGGCAAATGATGGGGCCTATTGAAGTCCGCCATGCGGCTGTTCTCTGAAAGAAGTCAGAGATTGTCAGCTTAAGCTGGTCGTAGATATACCCTTCAATAGCACCGGGCACCTTAGCATGGAGTTCTTTAACCCAAATATCGAGGGAGCCACTATTGGTAACTGTGAATCCGTCTTCAAAGCCACTCTGCGGCATTGTTCACTCCTGCTACATTCTGCCCGTCAAGTTTCTCCGATACGCTGATAGTAAAGCCATCGCTCTGTTATCGACTGCAAACTCGTCATCCCTCAGCTCGGCGTTGCCAGCCAGATAGTAGACAAAGCTCTGGTAGAAAATTTCCGGTAACGGAAAAGCCGTGTTCGAACCCAAATCGGTCACGGCATATTCCGGTAATTCCTCACCCAGTACAAAAGCATCCGGACGAAGCATCTTCGTCATGGATACAGCACTGTTAAAATCTGAAATCAATTGCGCATCGGTATAACGTTCTCCGTCGCTGTCATTCAATATGACGCGAGCATCGGAGATAACGTCGTCGATGGTTCTTGCCACTAATCTACCTCAAGGGCCGCAATCACTTCGTCAACATTAGGCTCACCTTCAGAGATATCTCTGGTTACAGTGACGCCCTTTTTAACCTCTGTCGGCGGCGTTTCAATAGCTGCAACAGCTACCGGTTCCGGAGCAGGGGTCGGTTCAGGTGCAGCGGCCGGGGTCTTGACGCCACCGGGCAACGATGCTTCGTACTCAGCGCACTCTTCGGGAGTCATTACCCTGACGTTCTTGCTCAAAAGAGAAGCTTCTACGTAGGGGAGTACAACACCTGTGATCAACGATTTCAGATACTTGTGAGCCATAATTTCCTCAGTCAAAAAGAAGGAGGGGGAAAGTCCCCCTCCTCATTCAGCGTAACTGACTTATGCTCTCGAAGCGTAAAGGACGCCAAGTGCCGTACCGTCAACTACCTTGTAGCCGAAGACCTGCAAACCGCGCAGGATCGTACCAAAGGTGCTTTCAGCACGGAGAGTTTCGACCTTCGTAAGCTGCGAAGCAAACGTCAGACCATGCGAGTGCCCGAAGAAGCAGCTATGAGCGGCATCGGTCGAGCCAAACGGCAGAAGGTTCGACGCATACAGCGTGAAGCGGTCGATCATACCGAGTCGGCCGTTACGCAGCATGGTCATGCCGTCGCCCGTGAGCGAAGCATCCTTCAGGTCAGAACGCTTGATGAGCGCTGCCATCCACGCCGGGATAACAAACCAACGACCCGTTTCCGGGATGTTGTTCTCGTCAAGAATCTGACCGCATTCGATGATCTTGTCGATGACGTTGGTCGTGCTGACAGCGAACGGCGAACCGGCTGCACCGAGGTTGAGCGACGTGCCGCTCTGTACGCCTGCGGTTGCGCCTTGGTTCGTAGCTGCAATGCCTGCACCGATACCAGCGAGTACGTCGGTATCAATGTCAATCTTCATCTGCTCGGACGCATCATCAGCCCACATGCTGAGATGGTCGAGGTCAGACTGGACTTCCATTACATCGTCAAGAACCGTAGACCAGTACTTACCCTGATCAATCAGAAGCTCAACAACCGTGCTGCTCGGCGTCTGAGTGCTCAGCGCGTCATAAGCATTGTAGTTGTTGATCGTGATGGTCGGCTTGGTGCGAATGACAACCTTGTCGCCGTAGCTCGTGATCTCACCTTCGTAGTCCGTGTTAGCGATCGCAGCCAGAACGGTTGCGTCGTAGAACTTCTCGATGATCTTGCCGGACCAAAGCTCCGGGATGAAGACGCCCGAATACGCAGGACTCGGCGGAGTAAACGCCTGAGTACCTGCACTCGGAGAAATTGGATATGCCATGAGATTACTCTCCTAAAGATTAAGACTGTATACGCCCTTCAGAGGTAGCAGCCACAATGTCTGCTTCGATTCTGGCTTTATCTTCAGGTCGGCCTTTAAACCGTCCTTTCTGGACATCAGAGTAAAACTTACTGATCTCCGCAGATCGCCAGATACGTTTGTCTTTAGGAGCGCCTGCTGATCCCTGACCACCTTTCGGCTGCCCGGGAGCTACGTAGTCATTCAAATTCAGTCTCGACTCGGAGTCCGTTCCCCCTTGCCCAGAGGGTGCTGAGTCGGCTGAGCTTGGTGCTACAGCGGCGTGTTCCTTTGCGTAGCTTTCGAAAAAGGCTTTGACCTGTTGGGCGTTTTTACGATCAAAGGCTTTTAGCAAAAGCGATTTACGACTTTCCCCGCTAAACGGGTCTTGCTGATCCAGCCACTCATGGAACTCTGGATCGACGTTAGTTTGTCGCCAGTCTTTGACTTCTCTGTCAAGCACGGCGAAAACTTCGTTTTGCTCAAACTTGCCTACACGCTGTCCCGTCTCCCCGAGCTGGCTTTTCAGGGTGGATACCTGACTTTCCAGTGCATCAATTTTGGGGCGGTACTCGTGCTCAACAATTGAGCGGGCCTTGCGGCCAATTACATCCAGAAGGTCTTCACCATAATCGGCAATCTCATCCGGAGTAAAATCTATACGGCTGTCTGTGCTCTGTTCTTCAGGCGCAGCCTTTGCGGTAGCCAGTTCGGCAAGCCTGTCTTCAAGATTCTGAATACGGCTGTTGGCTTCTCGCAGGTCTTGGGTAAGGCGCGGTACTTCTGCGTCATACTTACCCTTTAAGGTAGAGTACTTGACCTTCCAGTCAGTACGTTCGGCTTTGTCATCAGAAGGACGAAGCTCGTGAACTTCAGCCGTTGGCTTTTCTTTCGGCTCTTCCTTGGGCTGAGCTTCTTCAGCTTTCTTTTCAGCAGCAGGGTCGATCTCGTTAAGCAGTGCGTCAATCTCAGCTTGCGCTGAATCTTCCGCTTCTTTCTTGGGGTCGCTTTGTTCTTCACGAAGCGCTTTTTCAAGTTCTTCGTTCTGCTTAATCTGATTGCGAATTTGTTTTGGAAGTGCCATTGGTTTCTCTTAGCTCACTTTATGGATTCGACCAGCAACGTCAGGTGCTTTCTTCATTTCATTCTTGACGATGGATAGAGCCTGCGCCCTGCCACGAAGAACGTCTGGGCTGTAATGCTCATCCACTCCCATGACAGCACCGTCAACAAACGCTGCGTGAACAACGTCCAACCAATCCCCGAAAGTCTGAAAGTCTCGGGTGTTGGACAACCTCATAATAGCTTCCGCTACTTCAGCCGTGAGTTTAATAGCTCTCTCCTTTCATCCAGCTAAACATACGTCCAGCTTCACGAGAGCGATTGCCAACTTCGGGCTTGTACTCGTTGCGCTTGCCAGACGTCTTACCGTAGTTGTTGGTAAAACGACGAGAAGCGTCTGGACGGGTACCGCCAAAATCAACAGCGCTGTACATGCTAGACGGCGTGTAAGATTTGTCTGCCAGTTTGTCTGGCTTGGCGCCCATCCGTGAGCGTTTGCCTTTCTTTGCAAAGGTTTCGAATGCCATATCAGCTACCCTGCGATTTCACAGAACCGAACTTGGAACCGTGATGGCCCTTCTTGGGGTATTCGCGGCGGCTCGTGTTGCCCGGAGCTTCTGAGCCAGACTTGAACTTGTAGTTGTTCTGAGCCTTGCTAGCCATAGCATGGCGGCCAGACTTCATGTAATCGCGTTTTTCGCGATTGCCGTCGTCCCAGCCGTCTTTCGACATTTCCGTGTCAAACATGCTGCGAGACATCGTGCCGCTTTTGTTAAACGTTTCGTAAGCCATTAGCTTCTCCGGAGTTACTTACCGCCGACGCCGTTCACACCATAGCCACAACGATCCGACTTGGTATTCGGGTTCGACATGATGGAAGAGTTCATCTTGCTGCCGGACTTTTTTGACTGGGTGTGCTCGCCGTCCGTGTAAGACAGCGGTTTGCCATACTTCTTAGCGAGCTTCGAATTGATGTGCTTCATTGAACAACTCCTCGGGTTACGTTTTCCTGACCTTGCCGAGCTTGCATGGCCGGGTCTCTGGCTTCTTCTGGAGCCGGAGACTGGCTTGGCCCGGGTGCGCCGCCACCTTGCGGTGGTGCCTGCATCATCTCCTGAAGTTCCTCTGGAGATGGTACTACCTTTTTCCCTTTGATACCAAGTTCTTCCGCAACATCTTCAAGCACAGCAGCGCGGCCCGGAAGACCCATAATCTGCATATCCATCGGGTTTGCAGTCATCTGCAGGAACTCAAGTTTCCGCATCCGATCCGTTTCCTTCTGGACTGCTACTGTCACACCCTTGACAACAATAGTCTCGTCGCCCTTGAGCTGAGGCCCGACATCGGAAAGCATGACCATTTCATATAGCTGTTCTATGCACGGGGCCAAAATGTCGTCGTCAACATTCGCCGCCACGTTCTGCATAACCTTTGAAGCGTTATCCATAAGCATAGCCAAACCAGATGCCGTGCGGCCTGCGCCGCCAGTTGCGCCCGAGCCGGTAAGGTACTTGGGGAGTGCCGACGCTTCGTCAGCCATATTTGCAAACTTTTCATAGACCGCCATCAGTTCCTGAACGTTGCTGTTTGGCTGGTAGAAATCGACTGCGCGGTCTTTACTGTTGCCGAGCGGGTCGTCAACTACATGCCAACGTTTCCACGGATACAGCGTGTTGGGGTCTTCTGTTTCGGCCAAGCGGTCAACATTGACAATGACCTGCGGGCCTGAGCTTATCGACAAGTTGTTGACGATAGCTCTCATGGTGGTATTACATACAGACGTTATGTCCTGCAGGATGTCTGGCAAGCCATAGCCCCAGATAGAACCGGGAATTTTCTCAAAGCTGGAAATGTAGTACGGAGGCCGCTGGGTAACGGCGGGGGAAATCTGAGCCTTGATGCAATAGCGATCTACCACCCAAGCATCGACCATGTACTCAGCTTCGGGGTCATCAATCTCTTCTTCACTAAAGCCGTGGTCCAGCAGCGTCTCTCCTTGTACGCAACCATGCCACTCAAGGGCATCAATAAGCTGGCCACGGGAGGACTCCCAATGGTCGCGGTCCTCAAGGTCTTCCCTTTCCTCGTCAAACCAGTCTCGCCACGAGCGGGACTGCGTCTTGTTCTTGAAGTCGCTGAGAACTGCGCGGATGTAGTCCTCGTTGAATCCGGGTACACCGATCAGGTTGTACAGCTCCTGCCGAGAAAACCTGACGTGCTCAATTACGTAGGACTCATCAAGGTGGCCAGCATCGGGCGTGAAATACAGGTCTAGCGGACTGACGCGCTCCCAGAACAGTTTGGGCTTGGTCTCTCGTACGGCTTTACCGTTGACCCAACGGACCTTGGTTTTCTGTCGAACGATGGGGCCTTTGATGCAGGCGATAGGGAAAATAGGGAGGTCGATCAGGAAGTCTTTCAATGCTTGATAGAATCTGCCTTCTATCAATACGTCATTCAAATCTCGGCTGGCGTTCTTGGCTTCTTCAACAGCTTTCTTTATTGCCGCCATCTGAGCAGAGTGCTGAAGCTGGTTGATCCGATCACGGATCATGTCAGGAGATATTTCAGCTCCCTGCTGCTGCGCAGCCTGCACTTCAGCCTGCACAAGCCCCACAACCGAGCCAATAATGTCTTCGGGTAAGGTGGGCGTAGGTGTCGCCTGAAGCTCCCACGGAGGCTCTGAGCTGGACAGGTAAAGGTCTCTGAGGACAGATGTGGCCCCCCGACATTTTGTGGGGGTAACACGGGAGTAAACGTCTGAACCCCCAAAAGCGTTGATCTCACGCTTCTTCTGAGGATCGTATTCGCCGCGATAAGTACGCTGAGCTTCGATCAGCCTTTGAGATATACCATTGACATACCTAGCGTTGCGGGCATCGTTGAACTCGTCACGAATAACTTGGACAAGCCCTTCCATCTCGGCTGGCTGTTCGGGGGGTTCTCTCTCGGCTTGAACCTTAGCTTCGTACTCAGCAAGCTGTTGAGGAGAAACAACTTGAAGGATGCCTGCCATTAGCTGTCCGTAAGTAATTGCTAATAGCTGGAATATCGTTTATAAGCAAGCTCTTGTCAACAGTAGAGGCAGTAGTTATGCCCATTAACGGCCTGCAGGCGTTCTACTACGAAGCCGTACCGATTGATGAGCTGGACTATTTCGACATCCCAGAACAAAGAACCGGTGGAGTTAAGACCGGTGGGATGCAACCAAAAGCCTTTGCCGCACTTGTCGAAAGCATCAAACAAAACGGGCTAACAAACCCTGTTTTGGTAGAAGTAGACGTTAACAACAAAAAAGTGCAACTCGGTAACAACCGATGTGTTGCCATGAAAACACTTGGCTACGATTCGATCAAAGCCGTAGTCATCACAAAAAATGGTATCAAGGCTCCCTTCCCAAACGCCAAGCCAATCCCTCCACAAAACTTTGACGCCACGATGCGCGTTGTTCACCCCGGCGACGAGAAGTACATCACCTGCCCGTATGTCAGAAACCTGAGAGGTTCTTTCCGTCAAGAAAAAGAACCTGCTGAGTGGGTTACAGAACTGTTAGCCGTTGGCGCTCTTTAGCAACCATATTTGACGCGTAAAGCGTTGCTGTCCTGTCGTATCCGGGTACTGTAGCGGTCAAGTCTTGTTCCGGAACAAGAACCTCATTGGGGAATTTAACTCCCGGGCCGTACCCGCTACCAATGACTTCATCAAGGACGGGGGCGCCAGTAACAAGTATCTCACTGCTTCGACCTATTTGCCCGTTTGCTGAAACTTCAGGTGCAAGTGCAGTACCTGTTGCAGTGCGAATGAGTCCTACTGTTGCTGCAGCAGTTGGGGCTGCAACAACCGGTACAGAAATTGCTGGTCTAACTATTTGAACAGTAGAAGTAGCCGTAATCTCTTCTGCTGTCGGAGAAGCTGTAGCTACGCGCCCACGATTAGCTATGGCTGCTACTTCAACCGTAGGCACAGAAACAGAAGCGGATACCTGCATCAGCCGCTGAGCAACACCTGCGGAAATTGTTTCAGGTGCTTCAACCGTGCCAGTGGCAGTTCTAGTAGAACCCACCGTTGCCGTGGCAGCTATTTCATCAAGCGTTACATTAGCAGTGGCAAGGTGGGCAAGAACTGCTGTAGCGCTAGCAGCAAGTTCGTCAAGAGTTACTGCGCCTGATGCTTCTATTGCGGCTGCGTTTTCAGCGGCAGCTACAACAGTTATTTCATCTAATGTCGGAGTACCAGTAGCAAAGAAAACGCTGCTCTTTTCCGCCGTAGCTGCTACTGCTATTTCATCTATGGTTGGAGACGAAGTCGCAGGCAGTACATGTGCAACTGTTGACGCTGCAATTATTTCAGCAACAGTACTTGTTCCAGTGACGGAAACCGTTCGTTGCGCCGTTGCAGTAGTAGCGATTTCGTCAAGGCTCGGTGCGCCTGTAGCGATTCGCGTAGAAAGCGTCGTTGCAGTAGCTGTTATTTCCGCAATAGACGGAGAACCAACAGCAGGTTTTTCGCCGCCTTTTGCTATAACTCCAACCACTGTTATGTCATCAAGAGTTGTAGCTCCTGTGACAAACATGGTTTTTGCTGTTGTAGCCGTTACAGCTATTTCATCAAGCGTGGGTGCAGCCGTGGCAGTGAGTACATGCGCAGCCGTAGCAGTGGCAGCCACCTCATCAAGCGTGGGTGCAGCCGTGGCAGTGAGTACATGCGCAGCCGTGGCAGTGGCAGCCACTTCATCAAGCGTGGGTGCAGCCGTGGCAGTGAGTACATGCGCAGCCGTAGCAGTGGCAGCCACCTCATCAAGCGTGGGTGCAGCCGTGGCAGTGAGTACATGCGCAGCCGTAGCAGTAACAGCTACCTCATCAAGCGTGGGTGCAGCCGTGGCAGTGAGTACATGCGCAGCCGTAGCAGTAACAGCTACCTCATCAAGCGTAGGCGTACCCGTTGCTGTTTTTGTACTTGCACCGGGAGATACAGTTACTGCTCTTGTTGCAATTTCGCGAGTAACCGGGTTTTGTACGATTAAAAACAGCGACCCTGTTGGGGCGCCATTAGGATCGTTAAACGTAACGCTTGTTCCATCAAGCGCAAACGCAGTGACTGGTAGCTGCGTGGGCGTACCTGTTAAATCAGCCGTAGCGTTTAAGAAAACATTAGGTGCTAGTAGCGATTCAGCAGTGGTAGTTATTTCTTCTGTAGTGACGCTACCGGTAGCAGTGAGCGGAATAGCCGCTGTACCAGTAACAGCTACTTCATCAAGATTAGGCGTACCTGTAACAACAAGTACATGCTCAGCCGTGGCAGTGGCAGCTACGTCATCAAGAGTGGGTGCAGCCGTGGCAGTAAGTACATGTTCAGCCGTGGCCGTGACAGCCACTTCATCAACCGTAGGCGTACCCGTTGCAGTTCTTAATGCGCCTAATTCTGCAACACCCGTTGCTGTCGGAAGTGGGACTTCAATCCCACCTTCTTCTGCAAAATCATCATTAATTGAAAGGCGAGCATGGTTGTCTGCGACTTGCTGCGCCGTTAATGCTTCTGCATACAGCGCACCGTAGTAGATGATGCCGTCAAAAGATCGGCCATACGTGCCAACGTTTTGCCGGTTGCCTGTTATGAGTTCCAGACCAGTCGGCAAACTGATTGCAGCGTTTTGACTGATAAACCCGCCAAAGGCCGCTGCTAGTGACCCGTTGATGTATAAACGCGCTCTGTCAGGCTGATTCGCTAACGTGCTATCAATAACAACTGTTGCAGTGTGCTTTGTTAGCGGCACTGCAACACCTGTCTGACCTAATGCTTCGTTTACCGCAAACTCGTAGGTGCCGCTACCTTCATTGAAACGGATCATTGCCGACCCGTTTTCACCGGTTGTGCCGTTGAGTCCAAAAATTCTTGGGTCAACACCAGCGGTGCTGTCGGGGTCGATAACAACTTCAACCGTGACGCGATTCGATCCTTGAATTGCAGTGCGTATCGGGTCGCTTGTGCCTACTTGGTAAGCCGCTCTCGCGCTACTTGCTGCATCCTTGAAATCTAAACCGCGATTGCCGCTAACCTCGACGTATTCAAGGTCGGCTGTGCCTGCATCGTAATCAATAGTCTGATCAGCGCTGCCTGCTGCATCAATCGCTGTCGTGATGTCTGTGCCGCTTACTGCTTCATCGTAGAAGTAACGTGCAAGTGCAGTTGCCAATGGCAATGCGGACGATTGTGCAATGAGTACATGCTCAACCGTAGTAGTTACAGTTACTGCATCGAGGGTGGGCGTACCCGTTGCAACTTTAGCTGCACCTACTTCCGCATTAGCAGTTACGGCTACTGCATCGAGGGTAGGCGTACCTGTTGCAACAAGTACATGCGCAGCCGTGGCAGTGGCAGCTACCTCATCAAGCGTGGGCGTACCCGTGACAGTGAGTACATGCGCAGCCGTGGCAGTGGCAGCTACTTCATCAAGCGTGGGTG